GTACTACTACTGCAGCTGCATCAACAGTTGATATTAATTGTGTATTATCACTATCATCTCCGATAAATGACATTAAATTTAGTCCATTTGCTCCTATTGAGAATGTATTTCCTACTGCTCCAAATGAATATACTGGCGATGATGATGTATTAATCATAGCATTTGCTAATGTTGGATCTAAAGGTGCAGCATTTGCATTTACATTAAAGTGTGCTGTAATATTATGTCCATCCATAACCATCCATGTTCCTAAATCTACAGATGTGTTTGTAGATAATACTGCCGCCTTAGGATCTGGCTTTCCTGTTAGATAACTTGGGTCTCTTAAGAACTCTAATAATGATACTCCAATTGATGCCCTCTCATCTGCTGTAAACTGATCACTTGAACCAGGTAATACTGTATTTCCTGTTCTCTGCCTTGATACTACAAAATAGATTGGATTAATTGGTACACTTACACCTGCTAATGCATAATCCATATCAACTCCAAATGTTGTTGATAACTGATTAACTAATCCGTAAGTCTTAATCTGCTCTCCAACAATTCCACCCATAGAGTATACATCTCTAGTATATCCTTCAACTATTACACTTCCTGGTGTAGTGCTAAAAGCTGCACCACTCTGAACATCTGCCTGTGATGCAACATATACCTGTACCTGATTTCCATTTACATCATTTATAGGTGTTGTTCCATCAGATTGAGTTAAGGCTGTAGCTGAGTAATTCCATGTTGGATCATTGTCACTTCCGTCAGCTAAGTTTGCATTTGCGATAGCAGTTATCTCTCCCGATACAAATGTTGCTGTAAATTTATCCTTCTCTAAACCAGCAACGGTATCAAACTCAGTAGTGATATCTGTAGCTACAGATACACCTAATGTTCCACTTGCATCCTCAACATTATCAGTTAAGTATGTTCCATCTGTAATTGTATCAGTTATTCCAGCAACTCCCTGGTCAGGTGATGGACTTGCAGTTGTTGCTTCTAACGCTAATTCATTTGTTGATGTGGAGAATGGATAAAACTTATAACCCTGACCAGGCTTCAACTTCATCTGAGATGCTGTTCGTGTAGTTGCATCTCCAGGTGTTGTCTCTCCAGCTAACTGTTCAAAGTTAAACTGAGATCTTAAATATCCATCTACCTCAGATGTTACAGTTGAATCAATTAAGTTATTATAAGCAGCCCATGTGTATATGTGCTCTGTGTATACTTCATCTGTAACCGCACCATCAGAATTTGTATCGTGAGGTACAATTGCAGATGTAAATCCATCTGGCATTTCTACTGTCTTATCAACTCCATCTAATGCAAAATGGATATTGAAAAATGTATTCTGTGCGCTAATATCCGAAAAACTCTTTGTTCCAAATTCAGCTCCTCCTACCTTGTATACAATATCAGTCTGTGTCTTAATAACATCCCACTGACCAGTTGCTACATCACCAACATAATATTCTAATGTATTTATATCTAATGAACCAGAACCAAACGGCTTTGAAAACCATAACCACTGTCCAGCCTTGATTGAACTAAAGTTCATATCTACTCCTGGTCTTGCTACAGGATGACAGTACAAATTGTCTGGCTCTACTGTATCATAATATCTAGCTCTGTATGGCTCAAATACAGAACTCTTGTATAAAATTATCTGGTTAGGATTTGATGCTCTTCTTACACCAAAGTAAAAATTCTCCGCTAATTCGTCATTCATATATATAATTACAGGCACCTTATATGTATCATTTGTTCTGTCTGTATCATCTGTGCTTAATACTCCTGTGCCATCTGTTACTAATCCGTCAGTGTTAGACGCATTCCACTTATCAATCATCGCTTGTGTAATTACTGTAACTCCTCTACATTGTGCTGCACCTAATGGACCTGTTGTTGTATTCTGTCCAGATAAGTTAGGAACCCATGATGATGTTCCATCTGATAACTTTGGCTGGTAAAATGCAATAACAACATCGCCAGCCATAAATGTTCCCATAGTTGAAAAATCAGCAGCAGTTGTTGTCCATTGCATATCTACCAAAATTGTCTTAGAAAATGCATAGTCATATGGATTTACTCCAAATTGTAAGTATTGAGATGTTGTCCCTTGGATCTCACCATACCCAGCAGTATAATCAATATTAGCTGTTGTATAATGTGTTCTCTTTGCCTGGATTCTCTTGTTCATCTCAACATAGCCATTATACTTCTTAGTTATAAATGCCTTTTGTGATACATCTATAATAACTTTCTTCCCTAACTTCATTATCAATGGCTTTTTTGGAGTTGTTCCGTGTCCAGACTGGCTCCACATCTTATTTGCTGGTACCAATTCAGAGACGCTACCCCCCTGGAATAAATAATACCTTAAACTTTGACCATTAGAAATACTGTCATGAAATACATTTAAATACTGAATACTGTGCTCTGTTACAACATGATAACATCTTGAATAACAATCGTTTTCATGATTCCACTCCTTGTCAGTAACTACAATAACATCCTTTGGATTCGCTTTAATACTCTTTCGATCTACACAAACGAACATATTATCCTCTCGTGAATGTAATGTTGATAACATTCTTAAACTTTCCTTATCTAATACTGTTTCTGCATCTCTACGTGGGATTAATGATTGTAATGAACTTCCCAATGCTCCACTAGAATCATATATAATGTTTGCCCAAATATCTGCAAATATTGGTTTTGTTGACATATTTATTATATACCAATAAAAAAATTAACACTTCAATTATTTTTAATTTTTAATCATTCTATTTAATCTATTCTCTTTATCTTTAGAATCCTTAAAACTCCATTTTCCTTTTTTACATATCACCTCTTTCCATATTCCTCCATATTGCTTATATATACGCATACCTTCCATAATCTTCCCACTTTCTATATCACTCGAATCCACATTCTCCAATTCATATGAAAAATAATTTTCTTGTATCTCATCAATATTATCCCCCAACTCAATAATACAAATATATAATCCCGATACTCTTCCACTTTCACTAAATAATTTCCATTTATGAAACGATAATCCATAACTATCCCCTATATATACCATAGGATGCTCACCATCCTGATGATACGTCTTATGTATTTCCCAACACATACTACTATCCTCCTTGCGATTTTTCTCAACCATTTATATTAGTTCTTATATATATACTATAATGTCTAAGATACTTAACAATATTATTGAAGATCAAACCTACCAATACTTCTCTATCTTCTTTGGCACATTCTTCCTTCTACCACAGATATATAAAGGTATCCAAAGAAAATCTTTAAGTGATTTATCTAGCATTTCTTTAATTATGATATCTACAGGAGGAATTTTATGGTGCTTATTTATGTATGAAACAAAACGAATTTTATTCTTTTCTGGGACTTTATTTTTGACATGTTGCTCATTAACTCTTCTTATTCTACAATGTATGTACTATCAACAGAGAGTTATGTCTAGTATGAGAAAAATAGATAATCCTGTTAGTGTTACAATCGACAAATAAAACCTTATTCGTATTCAAATACACATACTACAAATAATGATGAAAATAATCTCTCTTCTTCAGATAAATTCTTATATGAATCTAGTTCTTTATATTTAGATAGTGGTTCTGTCAATATATGCTTAAACTTAAACTTCTTACCTATACTCTTTAGTTCATTTATATCTACTAAATACTCTTTACTTGATGATTTATTAAAGTACTTTGTACCTTTAACAGAAACATTTATTCCATCACCATTTTTCTTTATCATAAATGTATTGTACCTTTTGTTAATTATTTTCTTAACAGATTCACCATTCATAAATACCGCTATAAACTTTCCTTTAGTTTTTATTGACTTAGATATGTTTAAGAAAAAACCATGCTTACTTTCATTATTTTCAAAAAAGTAATGAAGCGAAAAAAATGAAAATATTAAATCATACTTCTTTCCATTTGTTAATGTTGATATATTATATTTAGGAACAGATGACTTTATAAACTTCATTTTACTTGAGTTGTAAGGATATTCAACATTCACGATGTTTATCCCTGTTAATCCTTCTATTCCAGCATTTTCATACTTTTTTATGTCACCTCCTGCTCCAGAACCTATGTTTAGTACATTCTTTCCTTTTGAATACTTCTTTATTATTTCCCTTTTCACATCATTATGATACCTTCTAATACAGTTATAATTCAATTCATTCTTTATATCTGATAGTTTTATTGGTTCTTGTATTGCATTCCATGCATCATTCACTACAGAACAATTATTCCCATATATCTTGTCATATCTTATTTTTATTGGCTTCCAAGTTGACTTATTCCATTCAAATTCACATACAAATTCCTTAACAATTACTCTAAAGTTAGATACATCCACTATTCCACTCTGAGGTAATAAATCATTCTTTAATCTTTCCACAACCCCTCCTCGTCTTGTTATATAAAATGTTCCTTTTCCATCCACACCTCCAAACGGATAATGTCTTATATTATTCCCATTACTATCCGTACCTGCTATCATCAATTTCCATCTTCCATCACTTTGAACATTAACATAAAAATCTACAGTATTATTTTGCTTCCATTTTAATATCTTATCGTTCTTATATGGTTGATGTATTGGTGTAAATATTATACCATCTGTTTGATAACCTCTTTTCGATATATCATTCAAATATTTATCAGGAGATATTTCTTTATTAAACATCACACTCTTCTTCTTTATATCACCTTCTTCAAATATCTTAGAATATCTTGTTTTATAATCCATCTCCCTCACATCATTTCCTCTATCAAATAACATATCAAATCCATAAAACTTCCTGCTTCGCTCGTCCATCATATATTCCCCATCTAATATAGTTCCACTATATTTAGCATTTACTGGACAAATATATGATATCTCACTTTCATTTATTGTACTCTTCGGTCGCCTTACACCATAACCCCTTCCAGATAAACATACCAACAACATTCGCTGACCATCCGTCTTGTCAGCTACTGCATATCCACATCGTATTCTATGCAACTCATTCTTCTTCATCGCATATGGTAACGCACCAGGAAAATATATTACACTAGATTCTCTTAACCTCATTATTTTTCTTATATTACTCATAACCCACTCCTTTTCATTATTACTTAATACATAATTACTCTTCGTTATATGCAATAATATCCCTATTATCGTTTTTATTATATCATTTAATACCTTTTCCCCATTTACTTTTAATATCTCTATTTCTAATTCAAACTGCTTGTTCTCCTCCACATATGTTATATCCACATTCATACCATCCTCCTTATACCTTGCCCTATATTTACTTCTCGTCATCTTATACATCCTCCTCAAAGTATTCTGATTATACTTACTCAAAAATATACTCTTCGGTATCTCCGTCTCCTCACTTTCACTTATTGTCATATTATATTGCTTCTGAAAATACCTCACCACATCAACCTTTCTCCTATCACGATACATTACCCTTTGCTTCTTTTCATATCTAACTTTACCATTACTTTCCAATTTTCGAAATCCTCCGTCGTATATTGTAGATTTCTCTAATTCATACCCCTTTAACCTTTTACCTAATATTTTCGTAACTATATACTTACAATCATCCTCATTTATAAACCTCTTAAACCTTATTTCAAACTCACTATCCTCCTTCTCCCTACTTTGTATTAGACTCTTCAATAAGTTTATGTCAGATTCATTCATCCCTTAATATTATTATTATTAATTTTTATTATTCTTTAAGTGTTATTTAAAGACAAAAATACTTGTTTAATTATAACATGAACGTGGTCAAAACAATTTAGTTTTTAAAAGAACCTTCGGTTCTTTTTTTTAAAAACACTTAAAGAAATAAGTTTAGTATAAAGTACGAAGTAGAATGATGAACAAGAGCAAGATTCAGTTGAAGGCGAAGAATATTGATGTATCCAAGTTTAAGTTTGATGAACCTAGCAAGAATAGGAACAATGGACAAATGGTGTATTTTGATTATAATGGAGATATGCCTATTATCCAGACTCCATGGATGAAAGCACCTTTTGGTGTGTATGACATTATTGATGAAAATAATAAGAGGTTCGTAAAGCTTACGACTACTTTCGACAATCATGAAAATGAAGATGAAGTCAATCTTTTCATGTCCAAGATGAAAGATTTGGATGAACACCTTATTGATCTCGCAACCAAGTGTTCAAAGAAGTGGTTTGGTGCCAATAAGAAGAAGGAAATCGTTGAGGACAACTATCGTCGTCTAGTCCAAGAAGGTTCTGAAAAGCGAAAGGATCCGAAGGATAAGGATTCAGACCCTCTTACCGACGAAGAAGGTAATGTTCTCCGATGGGAACCAAGCTTTGCAGCTGTTAAGTTTTATGTAGATGATCGTAGTAATCCTAGTAAGATTAAGGTCAAGTGTACAGACAAGAATAAGAATCCTTACGATTTTTCAAGCATTCCTAAGCAATCTAAGGTTCGTATGCTACTGACAGCATCTTCCATCTGGTTCATTGGAAAGAACAGGTTCGGTATTACATTCGTTTGTAATGAGATCCAAGTTGATGCAGATGAAAAGCAGCAACAGATGTCCTTTGATGATTCAGATAGTGATGATGATCATGACGAAGAAGAAGAAATTGAAGAAGAGGATTAAATAAAGCTTACATAAGCTCTGCCATCTTTTATAGTTAGAAAATTCCAACTTGTGCAAAAATTAAATAAATACAAATTATTGGGAGACGATGGCAATGGGATTTTTAAATCAAAAAATTGAATAAAAAGTGTATTAATCTCACTAAAATTTACAGAACCTGAGGGGTGAACTTCTTGAGGATGTAATGCAAATGAATATGTGAAAATGTTGTTACTTGGTAATCTTTCATGATACTTATAATGCTGCATACTTGTAAAAAATCGTTGTTCTCGTTCTGGTAGCAAATCAGTACCATTACATGATATAGTACATGTGTCAAACATCTCTTGTCCTCTATCAATTATTTGTTGTGTATATCCTTCTTCAGGTAACCCTCCAGTTGCTACATCTACAAACATCCATTGCAGTTCTTTCACTAAAAATTTATGAATTATTCTTGATCTATGGTTAGTACTTGTTACTAGTTCACTATCCTGCATTTGATGTTGTTCATATAATATCTTATGTTCGTTTTGAATAAACCTATTTGATTCGTTTTTATCCAAATAAATATAATCCGCCCATAATGTATAAATTATGTCTTTTCCTATTACATCTAACTTTGTGTTCTGCAAATACAACACTATTTGTACATCTTGATCATATATTGACATCAACGGTAAACTATTAGAATAATTCTTACAGAAAAAGAACGGTAATGCTAATGTACCCCCAGTAAGTTTACTTTGTGTACCACTTGTTACTGATCTAGATGTTTTTAAATCCTCATATATCCTATACTTAGAATCATTATTCTCCAATTCATTAATCATATATAGTTGATAACTTGATATTCTATCTATCTCATTCCCTCCGATCTGAAAACTTATATACTTAAAATATCTATATATATCAGCTCCTGCTGGTAAATTTTCAAAATGCAAATAACATTGTGATAATAAATCAGCATTCTTTGGTACCGTGAATGTTATTGTACTATTGTCATTTATGATTCCATCGTATGTTAACTTTACAGGCTCTATAGAAAATTCAACATGCTGTCTATAAACACTCTTAAAAAAGGTTATACTTGGGTCACCCGTCATAAGAGTATTTTCTTTACCTTTTATGGTTAGCAACATACTACCTCCCATATCTTACTTATTACTATTTATTTTTTAACAAAAATCAAACCAAATTATTCTCTTTAGTTAGAGAATGCTAATCCTTATCATTCTCTTTAGTTAGAGAATGCTAATCCTCCCATTCCTGATGTAATCCTTAATATGTTATAATTGATAGCATATATCATCAAGTTTGCACCACTTGCACTAGTTTTCTTAATACCAAACATATCGTACGACTCAATTTTAACAGCTCCTTGAAACTCTAAAACAGAGTTGTCAATTCTTGAGAAATTACATGTTCCTGATGGCTGATGCTCTTCAGGATGAATACAGAAAGAATATATATGCATAGGCGTCTCAACTAAATCACCACATGTATGATACTGATAAGGTTGCAACTGCTTGAAAAACTCAGGTGCACGAGCTACAAATCGCTCCTGTCCATTCAACATCAATCTCATTGTATCATAAGTAAAGTCTAAGAACTTTGTTGTTTTCTCTGATATAGTAGATACAGTTCTTGTACTTTGTGGATCCGGTTGTGAGACTGCTGATGCTAATTCCGATAATCTTAATGATGGGATAACTTCTTCATATGTTGTATCTGTTGAAATTAACAACTCCTTTACAGGATGATTAAAGTTTAATGTTATTTTCTTATTAGTCTCTCCTTGAGTACCAACATATTCCTGATGAATCTGTGTCTGCTCTATCAACATTTGATGACTTGTTGTCGCAAACCTCTTTCTTTCATCAACATCCAAATAAATATAATTACAGTATAAATCCACTTCAGGTTCAACATTTAATATATTACTCATCTTTCCAAACTTAATGTTAAACTTGACCTCGTGATACTGTAATGCAATTAGTGGTAATGCTAGTCCAGGATTTCTACAGAAGAAAAATTGAAGAGGTATATACATCCTTGTATACTTCTTGTCCTTCGTTATAATCTGTGGATCATCACCATCCCATGATGAACCTAATGAACTACTTCCGTTATGATCTAGTTTAACTACAAAATCCTTCTCAGGATATAGTACATTCAACCTCTCCTGACTTGTTGTTAAATTCATATACTTATGAATGAAATCCCCATTATGTAAATCAATTCTTTGCCCCCCAATCTCTAATTCAACTGATTCAATATAATCAGAAATATCTGATTTTCTTAAATACTCCTGCTTACTAATATCAGTCTCTACAGGTAAACTAAACTCCAACCAACAATCAGATAGTAAATCACCATGTCTACTTATTGATGCAACTACATACTTATTTTTTCCTACATTTCCATTAAATGTTTGTCTTATAGACTCCATAGAAAAATTTGTGTGGTGTCTATATATCGCCTTAAAAAATGTAATAACAGGATTTCCAGTTAATAATTGATCCTGTGCCCCATACGCTACCAACTGCAACAATCCTCCAGCCATTATATATTAATTAGAAAGAAGATTTTTTTTTTCAAAAATTACCTGAAACTATAACAAATTATTAACTATAAAAACTCTACTTAATAATTAACTATAAACTATGACTAAAAACATGGTTTCAAAGATTGTTTTTAACCGTGATTAAAAATAAAATATTTTCTTATCATTCTCTTTAGTTAGAGAAACTTCATTCTCTTTAGTTAGAGAATGCTAATCCACCCATTCCTGATGTAATTCTTAGAATGTTGTAGTTAACAGCGAATACCTTGATTGTTACTGATCCCATACCTGAAATTGTCTGAACACCTCCAAAGTTTAAGTAAGCGTTGTCAATTCTTGAGAAGTTACATGTTCCTGATGGCTGATGCTCCTCAGGCTTTAATGCAAAAGAATACATGTAGATCGGTGCTGATCCCACCCTTGTATGGTACTGGTATGGCTGAACTAACCTGAAGTAATCAGCTGGTCTCTCGCTGAATCTGTCCTGGTTATTCAACTTAAGCTGTGCAGTTTCGAAATACTTCTCAGTTAGAGGAGTTGCTGTGTTGTATTCATAGAATCCGAATCTGCTCTTTACCGTACTCGTAGGCTCATTGTACTCTGGCTGACATACCCATACTAACTCCTTAACTGGGTGATTAAAGTTCAATCTCATAGATGACTTGAACTGGTCAGTAGTGTACTGCAACTGCTCAATAAGAATCTGGTGGCTTGTTGTTGCAAACCTCTTTCTCTCATCTACATCTAAGTAAATGTAGTTACAGTATAAATCTAACTGATATTCATCAAGATCAATATCAGACTTGTTAATTCCTCTATTTGCATCAAGGGTCATATCTGCTGTATCAGCAAACTCAACAATAATCTTGACCTCGTGATACTGTAGTGCAATTAATGGTAATGCTAGTCCAGGATTTCTACAGAAGAAAAACTGGAGAGGAACGAAATATGTAGTCATATTATCATCTACATATGGGTTAGCTCCTGGTGTTTTAATAAAATCGCTCTCACTCTGGTTAACCATTAAGTCAAACCTCATCTTCTTTTCCTCTGGTAATGATAACTCAGACCAGATTTTCATCCAGTCTCCTGTATGTCTGTCAATTCTCTGTCCTCCAATCTCTAACTCTACAGTCTTAATTGATGAAAGAAAAGACGCACCTCTCGTCTCACCTCCAGCAGCATTTCTTCTGAACTCCAACCAACAGTCAGTTAGTAAATCTCCATTTCTTGAAATTGTGCAGGAAACCTTGTTTCCATTCTTTACTGTTCCATTAAAATCTTGTCTAATTGCCTCCATTGAGAAGTTTGTGTGGTGTCTGTACACCGCCCTGAAAAAAGTAATCAAAGGATCCCCAGTTAAAAATTGATCCTGTGCTCCATACGCAACTAAT